GGTAGGATGTGTAATCGTCAAAGATGAACGTATCATCTCTATGGGATGGAACGGTATGCCAACTGGAATGCCTAATCTCTGTGAAGACTATGATACTCTTCGTGCTGTATCCACTACGAAAAAAGATGTCCTACACGCAGAAGCAAATGCTCTGATGAAACTAGCAAAGTATGGTTCATCGTCAAATGGAGCAACTCTATATACTACGACTTCGCCTTGTTTTGATTGTGCGAAGCTGATTTATCAAAGTGGTATTAAAAAATTAGTGTATTCTGAATCCTATACAGATCAGCAACCACTCACTTTTCTATATACTACACCCGGTTTTAATATCATACATTTGGAGAAATAAATGGGAAAAGGCAAGAAGAGTTCTGGAGTTCATTATACGTCTAAGGGTTTAGTGGGTGTGAATAAGAGCATTACAAAGGCTGTTAGGCGTGAACGTAGTGAGCTTGATAAGATGATGCAGGCGCTCAAGTCTTGGAAGCGAGGCTCTCCTACTCCACGATCTATTCAGAAGTCATTTGGTGTCACAGCTACAACTGCTCACAGAGATTGGGTTAAGCGTGGCTGGGCAATGAAAGATAAGGCGCCGGTTGATGCTGGGTAAGTATATATTACAATGCGATGTTGATGATACGATCCGTGATCAGTTTGTAAAAACTGTGAAAGCATACAAGCGTCAATATGTAATCGTGTATAATAGAATTCCAGACGGAAGTCACATCATAACTTTTAATGATGTTGTCTTCGAAGAATTTATAGAATTTTTAGACCATGTGGAAGGAACAAGTGGAGGATATGATGGAGTATTTGGATATTCTAGAGAAGCTACACTCTAGTCGTTGTTGGGTTACCTTTAAGAAGGTGAACGGAGATATGCGAACGATGTGGTGTACTCTTCAAAAAGAGTATTTGCCAGAGCAACAGGACATTGAAGAGGTTCTAGTTAAGCCAGAAGATGAACCCAAAGCAATTGCTGTATGGGATTTAGAGAAAGAGGCTTGGCGGTCTTTTCGTATTGAGTCTATGGTTAGATTTGAGATTAACAGTTATTTACATCAGAGTGATTTCCATTGGTCGAAATCGTAGCAGGCAAACTCATTCGTAATGAGTTGACACAGAATGCGATGGGTGGAACTGAGATGATGGCAATTGGAATGCAACAACGCATTCCTCAAGAGTTGCTAAAGAACTTTCAGATTATCCACTCTCGCACTCGTGAATTACGAGATGATTTGAAAAAGATTCTTGTATGTCATGATCTAGCAGGAGACCCTGAAGTCGCCCACTTGAAAGATGGCGGCTATAAGAAGTATGATAAGCTGGTGTTCGTCTCTCAGTGGCAGTTTCAACAGTATCATGATTTTCTGGGTGTGCCATACAGTCACTCTCATATTCTCAAGAATGCTATTGAACCTATTGTTGAGCATAAGAAGCCGAATGATGGTAAGATTCGTATCATCTATCATACGACGCCTCATCGTGGGTTAGGTCTACTGTATTCTATCTTTGATGCTCTATCTAAACAGCATGATAACATTGAACTTGATGTGTATAGTTCGTTCAAGATTTATGGCTGGGAGCAAAGAGATGAGCCATACAAGGCTCTATTCGACCAACTGAAGCAACATCCGAAGATTCGCTATCATGGGTCAGTGTCTAATAAAGAGGTTAGAAAGGCGCTACAAAGCGCTCACATCTTCGCCTATCCGTCTATCTGGCAAGAGACTTCGTGCATTGCGTTGATTGAAGCCATGTCTGCTGGGTGTCTCTGTGTCCATCCAAACTATGCTGCTCTTCCTGAGACTGCTGCTAATATGACTACTATGTATCAGTGGGATGAGGATGTGCAGGTTCACGCTAACAGAGCGCATAGGTATTTGGAGAGTGTTATAGAGCATATCAAAACATACGGTGTGTTAGATATGAATCTACAAATACACAATACAAACAACACTTTCAATTGGCTTCGCCGTCAAAAAGAATGGGCACAATTTTTATCATCTTTTTAGAAAAAAAGGGTTGACGTTTGGTGTCAAAATGCTTATACTAATTATAGTGAACAATAAAGGATAAACAAGTGATTCTCGTTGATATGAATCAGGTTATGATTAGTAACGTCATGGTTCAAATTGGCAACCATCATAATGTCGAGTTTGAGGAAAGTCTCATTCGACATATGGTTCTCAATTCAATTCGCTCGTATCGCCGGAAGTTCGTCAAAGATTATGGAGAACTCGTTCTCTGTTTCGATGATAAGAACTACTGGCGTCGAGATATATTCCCATACTATAAAGCAAATCGCAAGAAGTCTCGTGAGACCTCTGAACTCAACTGGAACGAACTTTTTCGTATCCTAAATCTTGTGCGGGATGAACTCAAAGAAGTTTTTCCATACAAAACAGTTCAGGTTGACCGTGCTGAAGCAGATGATGCAATCGGTACGCTGTGTCATAAGTTTGGTGTTGAACTGAACGCTGGCTCAACAGAAAAGATTTTGATTCTTTCTGCTGATAAAGACTTTATTCAACTGCATAAGTATGCTAATGTAACACAATACGATCCTATTCGTAAGCGGTGGCTTCGTCATGCTAATCCTAATCAATACATAATGGAACACATTATGAAGGGTGATGCAGGTGATGGTGTGCCTAACATGCTATCAGAAGATGATTGCTTTGTTATGGGGTCTAGACAAAAGCCAATGACTCGAAAGCGTATTGAGCAGTTCATGGATGAAATTGAAAACGACTGCTTTTCGAATGAGTATGCTCTTCGAGGGTATCAGCGCAACAAAGCAATGATTGACTTGTCTATGGTGCCTGAGTATATTCAAGAAGAAGTGATGACTAAATACAATGAAGAGAGTGGTGATCGCTCTAAACTCTTTAATTACTTCATTGAAAAACGATTGAAAAATCTTATTGAAACCATAGGTGAATTTTAAATGCAACTATCTATTTCTGAAATCTTAGACAAAGCATCTAAGATGAAAACAAAATCTGAGAAAGTGAAATGGCTCAAGCAGAATGAAGCAAAGCCATTGAAGACAGTACTCAAAGCAATGTACTGTCCTTCTCTCAAATGCCTCTTACCTGAAGGCGCTCCTCCATACACACCATCAGAAGCAGTAGACGATCATGGTATGCTGTATAGGAATTCAAAGCGTATACCATATTTCTATGAAGGCACTGGCACAAATGTCAAGCCAATGAAGAGAGAACAGTTGTTTATTCAACTGCTTGAGACTGTCAATAAGGATGATGCACTCCTTCTTCTTGATATGAAAGATGGAAAGCGTGTCAAGGGATTGACTGCAAAGACTATCAACGAAGCATTTACGAATCTAATCATAGAGGGCAAGTAGACTAAAAATGGGTAAAACTTATCGTCGAGAGAAAAACGTTTGGGACGACGACCCAAATCGATTTGAGCGTAGAGTAAAGAAAAGCAGAGGCGCTCAAAAAGCAAAAGAACACGCCTATCAAGAACGGCGTCGTCAGAAAAACAAGATTCGAGAGAATGAGGTTTATGAAGAACTCTAAATTGATACTAACTGATTGTGATGGTGTACTACTTGACTGGTCGTATCGATTCTTCCAGTTTATGGATGAAAAAGGATATACGCTATCTGATGGCTATCAACACGTCTATGGTATCGATAAGATATTCGATGAAGTTGTTGATAAGGATGATGGTCGTAGACTTGTAACAGAGTTTAATGAGAGCGCATGGATTGGGTTTCTGCCCGCACTTAGAGATGCAGTGAAGTATGTAAAAAAGCTGAACGAAGAGCATGGATATATCTTCGGCGTGATTACATCACTCTCTACTAATCCATACGCTACAGCCCTTCGTGAAGAAAACTTAGTGAAAATATTTGGAGAAAATGTCTTTGACTTCATCACTTGTATTGAAACGGGTGCTGATAAAGACGCTGAGTTGATGAAGTTTCAGGATTCAGAATGCTGGTGGATTGAAGATAAAGTAGAGAACGCAGAATGTGGATTGAAGTTTAACCTCAATCCAATCCTTATGAGACACACTCACAATCAAAATTACATTACTTCAAATGTGCGTACTGCAAGAAATTGGAAACAAATATATAACATCGTCACTGGAGAACAATAATGCCTACATATTCATTTGAGCATATTGAAACTGGTGACACTATGACAACCTTTTGTACGTGGGAGGAAGCGCA